CACAGTTCAACGTTCCGTCCCTCCAGAACCTCGCAGGGATGGCTGCAGGCGGATATGCGGGCTACAAATTGGGCGGTGACAGCACCGTGGGTAAAGTTGCAGGAGCAGCCGGGGGCGCCCTTATAGGGGATGCTTTGACCGGAGGCACTTTGTATAAAGATGTTGCGAATTTTGCAACAGAGGGCATTTCTACGATATGGGAAGGGGCTAAATCACTTTTCAGCAGCTTCTTTTAAGGGGTGTGATTATGGCGAATGTCAGAGTGGGATGGAACCCACAGAAAACAGCCACAACTAGGATGAGGCGAATGGTTGACAAGGCATACGAAACCAGAACGCCTATCAGAGATATGATATTGGATTCCCCGCTTGAACGCGAGGACCCGAGCACCGTTGAAGCCCTCGATCCGTGGTTGGCTGACGAGCCGGCGGCCCCTGCAGACGAGGATCCTGGAGGCGGCCCTCCTGGCGATCCCGGGCCAGGACCATCGATGTCCGGGGCTGATTTAGTGGGAGCTGGAATGCCTGTCGAGGATGTAGCCCTTTTAGGGCTAAAGGTTATGTCCGCTCCATTTAGGGGGATACCTTCGTTTGCTAAGACAATTGTGGATTTAGAGAGGGATAAACAACTTCAGCAATACGTAAAGATTGCGGAGGCGATAAATGCGGCTGAACAGGCCGGAGAACCCGTAGGCCCCGACGCGGATGTGGCCGATGAAGGCGACCCCATTGGTGCTCCAGTAGGGCCAGACCCCAGTTCCCTCGGGTTGGTTGGCACTGACGCAGATGTCGCTGACAACGACCCTGCCGCTTTTGGCTTGAGCCCATTAGCAGGAACCCTAGGTGGTTATGGCCCCGAAGGTGGCCCTGTTGGTGGGCTTGTAGGCACTGACGCGGATGTCGCAGCAGAAGATGCAGGGTTCAGCGCCCCTGTCGGTCCCGATCCGGCCAGTATGGGACTATTCGGACCGGACGCGGATGTCGCGGACAATATGGGCCACTTTGGGGGTTGGGGTACTGTCGGGGTTGGAAGCGGCGAAGGTGGTATAGGTGCAGGAGGAGGTATAGGCGGGATAGGCCCAGGTATCGGCGGCGGCGGTTTCGGCACCCCCGGCATGCCTGGTGAGGGTGACGCCGGCGAAGGTGGAGGCGGTAACCCCGGCTGTATCATCGTAACCGCTTGCACGTCTAAAGATTCTCCGAAGGTCGATATCACCCGCGAATACCGGGACAAGGTGCTCGATATCGAGACGCTTTCGGGCTATTACCTCATAGCCGCTTTCGTGGTGCCGTTCATCAATAAGTTTAAGATCGTAAAGGTCATTGTCCGGATTGGCCTGGTCGAACGCATTGTGGACTATTGCGCTCATGCCCTGGGGAAACAGGAGAAAAGGAATTACCGGACCTCTAAGTTCGTGACAGAAAAATTCCTTGGCTTCTGCCGGATCGTCGGCAGGCTTGTAGGATGGATCGCTAAATCGTCTAGGATAATCACTTTAACAGAAGAACGAAAAAATCAGCTGTAAAAGATTATCCGGGCCTCCTGGGGGAGCTACAGGCCCAGCGGGTGGAGCAGTGGGGGCACTTCCGCCAGACGTAAAGGCTTCGAGTATTGCGAAAATAATTTCCGTCAAAACTGTTCCAGCCGTATCCATATCAACCCCTCCTCCCTGACTTTTTTTAAAGCTTACACTCAACCCACAATATTTGTCAACTATTAAGGAGAATCAACCATGCTCGAAGGCTACAGGCTGAGATCCCAGGCCATGGACCGGCTCGCCAATACCCTGCAGCAAATCCCAAGGGTTATGGGCGAGAACCGTTTGCGTGAAAAACAATTCGATCTTACCTCAGCCATGACGAAACGAAAGCTCGCGTCTCAGGATCTAAGCGACCGGCTGACCGGGTTAAAACTCGAAGCCCAGGAAATGGCGAACGAGGACCTCAAAGAGGAGCGGAAGCGATTAAACCAACCGTGGGATGTTGGCACCATGCTCCACAATATCGCGGACTCCAAGCACATGCTCTATCCCGTAGGAGAGGACGAAAACGGCCAGCCCCGCGTCGTTCTGGATAACCTGCTTGCTTCCGTTGGCGGGGCCAAGGCGCAGTACGACGAAAAGGACGGCAAGCTCTATGCTGTGATGCCGGATGGTACAAAGGTCACGCAAAAGCACCTCCAACGATACGCCCCGCAATTTACCGCAGCGATGCTCGCCTATACGAACCCGAGACGAACGATTCTTGACGAGGTGGAGCAGATCGATCATCAGGCGCAGCAAACCGGCATGACCCCCGAAATGGCAGAGCGCAGGAAACAGTTGCAGTCTCAAATGGATGACCCGGCGTATCTCCTCGATGCCGAGCTTAAAAATCTCGCGGTCGCCTCAGCAGTTGGAGGGCCTGCGGCACAGCAAGGGATTCAGCAGATACAGCAACGCATTAATAACTATGAACAGGCCATTATGAAGAGGGCCGAGACAGAGGGGAAACGGGCCGAAGGCCAGGCCCTTATTGATCTCCGGAAAAAGCAGACGGAGCTTTACCAATCACAACTCGAGGGGCAAATCCTCCAGAACAAAATAAACGAAAAAGGTGGTAGGGCAACCATCGCTGATCACAAGGAGCGCCTCAAGTCCATATATAACCAAATAGAAAAAACCCGCGAGGTTATGAATAAATACGACCCGACGCACCCTGAAGGCTCGCTTGGGATAGAAGGCCCAGCGACTATTTCAAAGGGGCAGTACGAACGACTCCAGAAAACAATGGATGGGTTGAACCAAGATGTAGCCAATATATATTACCGAACCCTCGATCCCAAACAAAAAACAGAATTTATAGATTCACAGGAAAAAGTGATCGGGCAGATGATTGACGCAGGGGCGACCGATGAGCAAATAGCCTCTTATGTTCATGCGAATTTGCCGCCAGAGGCCCGTGTGTCGATTGCGAGCAAAATAGGGGCCATGGCCGGGGAACCCGCTGAAACACCTCCCGCAGCAAAGACGGCTACACCTGCCCCCGCCCCCAAGCCAGAACCAGTCAAGGAGCCTTCCGTATCTGCTCAGGACATGGCAGGGACGAAACCCACGAAAGCCCCAACATCGGCTGAACCCAAAGCAGACGATGGTCGTTTCCCTGAAACATCCATCCTCGGCCATATCCAACGTAACCCTGGATCATACGCCGTGAACCAAGTCAAATTTATAGCCAGATATGGTGTGTATCACCCTCTTTTGAAAATGAATCCCGAACAAGCTGCGAAAGAGATCACGGAAAGGGGCCGGAAAAGTGGGGTCCCTGAAAAGACGATTAAGGCAGATATCGAATGGTTGCAGGAACAAATGAGGGGTAAATAATGGAAATCGCTCCTGAGCGTGCAGAAAATTTGGCCCGCCTCTTGAACCCTGGCGGTATAAAAACAGATCCCTACTCCGAGGACATCCAGGACCAGGTAAGAGGCAAGACAGAGACCCCCGCGTTGTCCTTCCCTGAAATAACTCCCGAACGTGCAAAATCCTTGCAGTCCATTATAGCTATGCCAGAAGCGGCTTTCCAAGAGCCAGAAGTAGCCGAGCCAAAGCAGGAAATGGGCTTTTTTAAAAGCACCGTCGGGGATGTAGCGGGTGGTATCGTAGACGCCGCTGAACAGGTCGGGCGTGCAGGGCGTGCTCTTCCTGGGGGCGATATCGCGGGTGAAGAAGGAACGGGCATATCGTCAAAGATCATCGGATGGGCCACCAAGTTCAAGAAGGAAAACCCATGGCTTGATGCCAACCCGAACAGGGAAGGTTTTTCTCGGTGGTTTCATGAAGGTGTGCGATCCGCAGCTATGTCTCTTGCATCTCGTGCCCCTGGCGCCGCTGCTGGTGCTGCAATTGGTAGCGTGGTAGGTGCAGGCCCCGTTGGGACATTCCTCGGCGGGCTAGTCGGCTATGCGACTACTGGTGGTACGTTATACGGCCTTGGAGAATTTGACCAGACTGTTGAAGAAGCGGTGAAGGCCGGTGTCCCGAGAGATGAAGCAATCCCTGTCGCTGTAAGGACAGGTCTTTACGAAGGTGGATTTGAATTTTTATCTGACCTTATCACTGCCGGCGCATTAGGCGCCGGGGCCAAGCCCCTGATAGCTCCTGCTGCAAAAGACACGCTAAAAAGAGGCGTCGCGACCCTATTTAAGACCAACGTCAAAGACGTGATGAAGCGCACCGGGGCGATTGCATTAGGCGAGGTGTCAACCGAAATGGCAACTGCCGGTCTCCAAGCTGAGGAGATGAAGCGATTGGGGATCGGTGACGATAGTTTCACCGACGCGGCTATCCATGCCTTCGGGCCGTCCCTCGTAGCCTCTATGATATTCGGCGGTGTCGGGGAATACACCAGGTCTCGCGTCCAGAAGAAAGCCAAAGATAATCTCAAGAACCCGGAAGCAGATATCAAAGACAGGGCGCAGTCTGCTCTTATGGTTCATAAGGCAATCAAGCCAGCAAGTGAGCCGGTGGCCGACAAATGGCTTGATACCGCGATGCGGGCCATTGAAGCCGGTGAAGCGATTGATCTTGATACGCCTATCGAGACCGATCCCGAGCTTGAGAACAAAATTGAAGCGGATAAAAAACTTGCCGAAGAAGCGGTAAAAGCGACATGGGACGAAGTGACCGCCGCCGCCCCAACCCCTCAACCTCAACTCCGAGGGGCCCGCCTGTTCGAGGAAGGGCTTGAATCAGCGCCTCCCTCGGATTGGTCTGCTATGGAAGCAGAAGCAGCGGGGCAACAAGAAGCGCCCATGACCCCGGCATTCGGGCGTTTACCAGGCCAGGGCGCAATGATCGAGGGAGCCCCTGTAAGCCCTGATGATAAATATGAGATAACCCCGAGAGGCCCGTTTTGGCAGGAAAGAATGGATGGGGTGGCAGATCGCCTTGGCGGTCGTGTGGCACCAGAAGAAGCGACTCCTGTCGAAAAGCCGCTCATCGAAACCCCGGCTGAAACGGCAGGGGAGAGAAGCCTTCGAGACAGGCTTGCCATTGCTCTTGCAGGCCGGAAGGGACGGCTTAAATCGAAAGAGGGGTCAGAGGTAGCAGACGACGAGAAAACGTCACCAGCGCCCGATTTGGAAGCAAGAAACGAAGGACAAGAATATGTCTTTCATCGCGGCCAAGACCCACGGACCTCAACCGCCCCCGTAGTCCTTGCCGCAGACGACAAAGACAGGATCACATCTTATGGCGAAAAAGAATATGCCATCCCGAAATCAGCACTTGCCAATGTTCCGGGCTGGGTCCAGCGATATGCTGACAAGTATTACAGGGATCAATATGGAGATGACTACGAAAACTTTATTCCTCCGAATGCCAACCCGGACGACATTGTAAATTCTGCCGATGTATGGGACGACGCTGATTTTGTTGCATCCTTATGGCAGAACAACGAAGACCTTCTATTGGGTATGCGAGATTCAGGAATCGTTGGGTTCAAAACAAACGATGGAGCCGTTATTTTCCCCGGTGAAGATGTTCCGGTAGAAGCTGAAAAACCCCCCATAGAGTCCACGAAACCAACCGAAACACAAGCACCCATACCAGGACAAGGGGTAGAGCCGGAAGTCGCAGAGACGACCCCAAAACAGCCGGTAGAGGCGCCGGAAACGGGTGGAAAAGAACCGTGGAAGATGGGATACGATGAACTGCGAGGCAAGCTATCTAGCATCTACACCAAAGAAGACATCCAACAAGTAAGGGGGTTGCTCTCCGAGCTTTTCCCAGAGCAGCTACGTTCTGACCATGACGCTTGGGGTATCCGTCGGGCCGTTGAGCGAGGGGATGAAGTCCCTCGCGTACCGATGACAGAGCTTTCCCAAAGGCACAAAGCTCTCATAGAAAAAGCCCGCTCCGAAGGCAAGCCCGTGCCCCGCGAAGTCCTTGCCGAGTATCCGGACCTGAAGAAGCCGGAGCCAGCCCCTGAGCCAACGAAGCCCGCGACATCTGCCCCCGAAACAGATTTCGGGGAGAAGCCTCAAGGGGTTGAAGAAACGGGAGAAAAGCGTAAGCCAGAACCCGCCCAAACCCCCGAAGATATGGCTGCCGCTGTCGATGAGTTCTTCGCCAGCGACCTTAAACTTACGGCGACGCAGAGACAAAAGCTCGGGGAGATGCGTAACCAGCTTGAAGCGGAGATTGCCAAACCGGGCGTATCCGAAGAAACAAGGCAGGCCGTTCAGAAGCAGTTGGAGGAAATTGACAAGCGGTTGGAGCAGGCGGAGAAACCTGCAAAGCCGACTTTGGCAGCGAAAGAACGAAGGCAAATCAAGGATATAGACCTCGCACTTAAAAAGGCCAGAACGGTTGAGATGGATTTCGCCTATGACATGGCCATAAATGATAAAGGCGATAGGGTAAGGCAGGTCGAAGCCAAGATTAAAGACCTTGAGGAGCAGAGACGACAAGCATTGCAAGGGGCCGCTCCTTCCGAAACCTCGGAACCCGCCACACCGAGCACCAGCGAAATGTCGTCTAAAGCCCCCGAGCCGAAAGAACCCGCGCCAAAACAAGTATCCGGTCTCGAAGAAAAGCCCATGCCAAGCGTGATGTTGGGAACGAAGGAAACCACACAAACATCATCCGGCAGGACCACGACACCGTTCCCGAAGGTAGACACCTCAACGCCTATCAGGGCAACAAACACCGCCAAGCGGGTCCATAGATGGTTGCAGCGCAACGCGGTGGAAGAAGCTGAAAGCCGAGGAGATAAATTCAACGCCAGGGTTTTTCGTAACGAAACCATTGGGAAAGAAGGATTCCCGCAGGCGTCAGTTGAGTCCATGAACGAATACCTGTTTGGGGATCAACCCCCTGTTGTGCCTTCGGCCCTCAAAGATTTAGCACCGGAGCCAAAAGAGCCTTCGCCCATCGTCTCCCGTGTTGAAAATGCTTTCAAAGGTCGGGAGAGATCAAATGAGTTCGTTAAGATAGGCCAAGAGGTATTCCCTGAGATCCGGCTACAGGAAGCGGAAGAAGCCGGAATGTGGGCGTACCAGGTTGCAAAGGGTGAAGCGACGCAGAAAGAGTTCGACGCCTGGAAGGATAGGATGCGGAGGGAGAACAGGACGAGAGAAAAACCCGCGCCAGCGCGTGAAAAGGAAGATTTAACGACCGCCTGGGATCATGAGCTGACGCAAACCGGACGGCGCAAAGCCGCAAAAGAAGCGGGGTATAGCGACAAGGTAGCCTTCCGATTGTCAAAAACAAAATGGCGACATATCAGTGAGGGGGAAAAAGCAAGTCTTGAGTCGGTCAGAGATAGGTGGGAACCGAAAGAGGAAGCCGCGGCTCCTACCCCGACCCCGGCGCCGAAGGACACCTCCACCATCAAGGCCGAGGACGCGACCGCCGATGACCTCTTGGCCGAATGGGACAGACAAGCCGCGGAGATGGAGACCGCCGAAGCGGAACCCACTCCAGAGCCGAAGGAAACGCCCGTAGAGGCTAAAGAGGGCGACCGTGTTGTTCTCAAAAACTTTGCAACCGGCTACGATGGTCGGCACGGTACTATCTTAAAAGCTGATAAAACTACCTGGACCATGGCCCCTGTTATGGGAGGGCAGGCGCAAAAACGGGAGGATATCCGATACAAGGTAAAAACCGATTCGGGATATGTCGTTGATTTTGTTTCGCCCACGAATATTGAGCCGGAGACAGGCGAGGCTCCCGTTGCCAAACCCGATATCGAGGTGAATCCCGGCGAATGGCAAACCCCCGAGCAGGTTAAATCATCGGCTAAATATGCCCGGGAACAGGCCAAGAGCAAGAGGGCTGCAGCCCAAAGAGCGAGGAAGCCGGAAAGGATAGCCGAGCTTAAAAGAAGTGCTGAACGATTTGAGGAGGCCGCCAAGAAAGACCAGGCCATATATGATGCCTGGGCCGAAGAACATGCCCCTGAAGAATTGAAAAAAGCCGAGACCCACCCCACAGGGAGCCTTGACGACTATGGTCTTGCCGTTGAAAAAACTACAACCAAGAACGGAAAGCAGGTCTGGCAAGTCTCCGGGAACACCAAAGAGCACATGCAGGCGATGAAGGCCGCAGGCGGCAGGTGGTATGGCCCCAAAAAGGTATGGAGTTTTTACAACGCGGATCCAACGCAAGATATCCTTGACCAGCTGCCGAAGAAGGAAACCCCTACCCGCGAAACCCCGCCGGTTACTCCCGCCGAGAGCGAGCCCGTAGGAGAAAAACCCTTTTTCAGAGAGAGTGGACCCGCGCCCGCAAGACCGGCACCGGCACCAACTGCCAGTGAGAAAGCCGGGGAAACCGTTGACCATATTAAAAATGCTATTGACAAATTTAAGGAAATCAATAAAATATTAGGTGAGGAAGGGGCTCTTTCCGGTAAAGAAGTTGATATGTCGAAGTACGAGCTGATTAAGCCCCTGCTTCAAGAAGCGTGGGACGAAATTATGGCGGCCGGTAAAAGCGCCAGGGAGTTCGTCCAAGTCGCGCTCCAAAGTCTCTCACCCAAAGGCAGGCCGTATTTCGAGAAGTTTGTCAGGGAGGAGGTAAGCCATGGACCCGATAATGCTCGAAGGGGAATCGAGGGAGAAAATGCGCCGACAGATGATCAAGGACGCGCTGCAGGAGAAGAACCCGGCCCTGTTTCAGGAATTGAAGAAGTCGAAGAAGTTGCAGATGTTCCTGATGAATCGGGAGAAAGAGATGATGGGAGCGTTCAGGGAGAAAAGGGATCGGGCCTTGGACAAACACGCAAGCGAAAAGAATCGGGAGCAAAACCCGATAAAGTGGGCCGCGGCATACGAAGCCGATCTCCGGAGCGAGTGGGAAGGGATACAGGCAACGTACCTGGAGTTCTAAGCAAAGGGACCGATTATGTAATACCCCAGGGTGGGCTTGAGCGTAAAGGTGGTTGGAAAACCGCCGCCAAGAACAACCTAGACGCCATTGAACTCTACAAAAAAATCCTTTCTGAAAACAGACCTGCCACAAAAGAGGAACAAGAAACTCTCGCCAAATATGTCGGGTGGGGTGCGTCCGAACTCGCCAATAATATGTTCCCGGGTTACGCTTGGGCAAGGGAAGTCCGCCTAAATTCCGCAAGAGAGGGATGGGGGCCTCTTGTAGAGCGATTAACGTCACTTCTCACCGCAGATGAAATCAAGGCTGCAGCGAAAAGCACACAAAACGCTCACTATACCTCCGAGGGAATTATCAGGGGGATTTACAAAGCTCTTAAAAGTTTTGGTTTCGATGGCGGGAAACTTTTTGACCCTGGGTCAGGAATAAGCCATTTCGCAGGTCTTATCCCGAGGGATATCCGCAAAAATACCTTTTATACCGGCATTGAAATGGATCCCATATCTGCAGGTATCGCCAAGCTCCTTTACCCGAATCACCGCATCGTAAATGGAGACTTCACCAAGGAGCTTTTCCCGAAAGACTTTTTTGATGCCGCAGCAGGGAACCCGCCTTTCGCCCCTACGAAGATCCTCGCGGATCCGGAGTATCGTAAACAACGATTTTCTCTCCATAATTATTTCTTTGCCAAATCTATCGACCGGATAAGACCGGGAGGCGTTCTTGCCTTCGTTACAAGCCATTACACGATGGACGCTCAATCAAAGAAAGTCAGGGATTACCTGTCAAAATCGGCTGATTTCATCGGGGCCATTCGCTTGCCTCAAACCGCCTTTAAGGAAAACGCCGGAACCGAAGTTGTAACCGATGTAATATTCTTGAAAAAACGGGTTGAGGGAGAAGTGCCTGCAGGGGAAGCATGGCTTGACCTTGCCGAAGTCGAGGTCCCTGAAGGAACCGCCCTGGTCAATGAATATTTTGCCAATCATCCTGAGATGGTCCTTGGCCGGCATTCCCTCCAGGGCAGCATGAGAGCCGCGAACGAATACACCGTTTTGCCTGCGGATGAAGATATCGAATCTTTGTTTAATAAAGCGGTGGGGAAACTCCCGAAGAACGTTTACAGCCCCGTGCAGTCCGATTCTGGGACTCTTGAAGAACAGGTGTTTGAAAGGGATTACGACCCGAAAATTAAAAAAGAGGGTGGGGTATACCTAACCGATAAAGGTCGATTGAACATCGTCGATTATGGATCAGGGGTCAGTATCAAACAGGCTTATCCCAAGCTGAGCAAAACCGATGAGGCTTGGCTGAAAGATTATGTTGCCCTCCGTGATGTCCTTAAATCGGCGCATTACGATCAGTTGACGGACGGCGAATGGGAGAAATCCCTGAAAAAATTACAAACCGCATATCGCAAGTTCACGAAGAAACACGGCAGGATACTTGAGTATACCCTTAGTACCCGAAAGCAAAAAAACGATGATGGGGACATCGAGGAGATTGCATATAGAAGGTATAAAAACAACAAACTCCTGTCTGTGGATACAGAAGGGTCCAAAGTTGCCGCTCTTGAAAGTATAGACGAAGATGGGCAGATTGTTGAAGGCAAAGTCTTATCTGAGCGTACCATCCGCAAGCCTGAAAAGCCGAAAATCAAGACCATAGGGGATGCTCTCGCCGTATCCCTAAACGAACGTGGGCACCTGGACATTTCTCATGTCGCTCAACTAATAGGTTTAACTGAGGAGCAGACAATAGAGAGCCTTGGCGATATCGTCTACGAGGATCCATCAAAGGGCTTAACCCTGTCGGATGAATATCTTTCAGGCAATGTCGTAAAAAAGCTCAAAGAAGCCCAGGCCGCGGCGGAAATAGATGCCAAATACAAAAGGAATGTCGAAGCTCTCAAAAAGGTGCAGCCTTCCCCCCTTGGTCCGAAAGACATCACGGTTACGCCCGGAGGCCCTTGGATACCTACCCAATATCTAAGCGACTTCGGGAAGCAGGTCCTTCATCTAAGCAATTGCAGGGTTGACCATTATCCTGCCAGCAACACATTCGAGGTGAAAGGTCGGTTTCGGCCTCAGGGGATGAGGGGGCCAGGGGTAGAATTCGGGACCTCTGACCGGGGTCCGAATGAGGTATTCGAGGCTGCGCTAAACAGCAGGGCGATTAAGATCACGCGGACAGATCCTGACACAAAACAAACATGGACCGACACCGCTGCGACAACAGCCGCGAATGAAGCGGTAAAGGCTCTTAAAGAAAGATTCGGCTCCTGGGTATGGGAGGACGGAGATCGGGCAAAAGTCCTTCTTGAAATCTACAACGAACAGTTCAACAACCTTGCGCCGAGGCATTTTGATGGGTCCCATTTAACCCTGCCCGGGGCATCGAGCCTGATAAAACTTTACGATCATCAAAAACGTGCTATCTGGCGGATTATCCAAACCGGCAATAGTTACCTCGCGCATTCTGTTGGTGCCGGTAAAACCTTTGTGATGATATCGGCAGGGATGGAAATGAAGCGGCTCGGGATGATCAGCAAGCCCTTGTATGTCGTGCCGAAGCACATGCTTGGGCAATTCGCTCGGGAATTCAATGAACTTTACCCTATGGCGCACGTCATGGTAGCTGATGAAAAAAACTTCCACACCGAAAATAGACGGCGGTTTATCTCCCAGGCGACCCTTAATAGCCCCGATGCAATCGTTATCCCTCACTCCTCTTTCGGGCTTCTCAGCTTAAAAGAAGAAACCATAGCTCCTGTAAGAGACGATTTCATCGCGCAGCTACAATACGCATGGGAGGAGATGCGGGATGCCGGGGAACCCCATTATCTTGTCAAGCAAATGGAAAAACGCGTTGAGCAAGCCGAGCAGAAATTCAATAGTCTGATCGTTCAGGGGGATAGAGCGGTTGCCTTTGAAGAAATGGGGGTTGACTATGTTTTCGTCGATGAGGCTCACGAGTTTAGGAAGCTGGACTATATTTCAAATCAGAAAATCAAGGGGATTGATCCGGTTGGCTCAAGAAAAAGCACAGATCTTTACATAAAGACACTATGGCTTGAAAAACAAAATCCCGGCAGGTCCCATACCTTTGCTTCAGGAACCCCGATTACAAATACAATCGGGGAGCTCTATTCTGTGATGCGGTTTTTTAACCCCAAGGGGATGGAAGAGGACGGTATCGACCATTTTGACGCCTGGGCATCCAACTTCGCCCGGTCTGCCGTTGGGTACGAAATGAACACGGCGGGGCAATTTAAGCCCGTTGAAAGGTTCTCAAAGTTCATCAATATCCCTGAGTTGATGAGCCGGGTAAGACAATTTATGGATGTCCTTACAATGTCGCAACTTGGGTCCAAGGTGAAACTCCCCAATATCAAAGGGGGGAAGCCTGAAATCGTCGCTTCTGAACCAATCCCGGAGCTCAAGAGTTACCAGACAGATGTCCTTCAACCGAGGATTGAGGCTAGCGAAAGGTGGAAACCATCTCCCAGCGAAAGAGGAAATCCCGATCCTCTTATAAATATTATTACGGATGGACGTCTTGCTTCTATTGATATGCGCTTTGTGCAGCCCGTACCGAATAACCCCGGGAGCAAACTCAATAAGTTTATAGACGGGGTTATCGAAACTTATAACCAAACCAAAGACAACGAATATTTAGAGCCAAACGGCAAGAAATCTACCCGTAAAGGCGGCGTCCAAGTCTGCTTTTATAACCATGGTTTTGGCGCGAATGTTAAGGAAAAACGTGGGTTCGACGCAAGAGCCTGGGTGATGGAGAGGTTAAAAGAAGCGGGGATCCCAACAAAAGACGTTGCATGGATAGACGACTATAAAAACGCTGCGAAAAAAGAGGCTCTTTTTAGAGACTTACGGAACGGTAAGAAACGAATCCTTTTTGGGTCGGCAAAAAAAATGGGGACAGGGATGAACATTCAAACCCGATTATCCCACCTGCATTACCTCGACCCGCCATGGTATCCCTCGGATGTCGAACAACCCCTGGGCCGGATTATCCGCCAAGGGAACCAAAACGAAGAGGTTGATATAAGATGGTATGCGACCAAGGGCAGTTATGACGCGACCATGTGGCAATTGGTGGCCATGAAGAGCCGGTTTATCGAAAAGGCTTTCCTCGGTGAAAAAGATTTGCGGACCATGGAAGATGTCTCGGAAACGTCTCAATACGAAATGGCCTCCGCGATTGCTACGGGGGATGAACGGGTTATTAGGCTGGTGGCCCTTCGGACCGAATTGGAGAGGTATGCGAACCTCCATGTTGAATACACAAACGACCAGCGTCGGTTGGAGTGGAAACGAAGAGATTTAAAATCATCCGTCCAATATAATTCTAGGCTCTTAGAAAAGCTTAAAAAGATGAATAAGCATATCCCTGGTGGGCATGTCGCGTTTGAAACCGGCACGATAGACGGCAAGGTTTACGACAAAAGGGAGCAATTCCGTGATTCTATCATGGTAAGGCTAAGAGATGTCAGGAGCCTTAAAAATGCAGATGAGGAGTATATTGGTTCGATAACTGCCAAGGCAGTAGGCAAAGGCTCTGTTTCTCTCGACATATACCGCGAGGTACGAGGTCGGCGTTCAAACGGCGAGCCTAAATTCGCGGATGTAACCATCCGATTTGCAGAAGGCCTTAGCGAGAGTTGGGACCCGGGAGAGTTTTCGCCTACGAAAGTTATTAATTTTCTAAACAGTCTCGGTTCAAATATCGACAGCACGGAACGAACCCTGCGACAAAAAAAAGAAGAGTCGGCCGAGGTCGAGAAAAGACTTGGAGCCCCTTTTGCGTATGAGCGCGAATACATGGAAGCGGTGGCTGAGGTAGCGCGGCTTGAAAGAGAGCTTGCAGACGAGGGCAGCGGAGAAGCCCTTGAAATGCAAGCAATATCTGAAATGTCCAGGGATGAAGCGGCAGAAAACAGGCGCAATCTTGTGGATAGCTTCATTGAAGATGTTGTAACGTTGCTGAAACCAAAAGATACAAGCGCAAGGATAACGATACAAAACCAGATGGACGAAGCTTCTGATGCAACTTATATCCAAACGGCTTATGAGAAGGCTTTGCCTATCCTTCAGGTCGAACATCAGGAAGCGTTCACCGAGGACTTTGAGGAAAAACTTGATCATCTCCGCGAGGGTTATATCCGGCGTGAAAGTTACCTTGACTATCCCGCTGTCATTGGGAATTACCCGGATTTCCGAGAAAGTGGAATCCGCTTCTCCCGCCACAGCGCGGCCCACAAAACCCCACGGCGACCTGTCCGGGCGGCAGCGGTAAGAACCGATGTCAACCGGGTAATAGGTAAAGAGTTCAAGGGGCTTGAGGGGCTCGTTGAAGTCGTGCAGTCTGAAACCGATCTACCCGCCGATGTCCTCGCTCAGATCCAACGCGAGGGGATGGATGGCCAGTATAACGGGCTCAATTATCGAGGCAAGACCTACATCGTAGCCGATAACCTTTCATCGAGGGACGCTGGCAGGGTTCAATTCATCGAGGCCTTGCTTGGGCATGAGGGCCGACATTGGGCGTTTTCTCAGATCATCCCGAATGCTTTTGAGCGCAAGCGGTTTTTCCGGCAGGTGGCCGATAAGTACAAGCAAGAAGTCCAGGCGTATATGGATGAGTTTGAAGAGACGGATAAGGCCTTGGCCGCCGAAGAGGTCTTCGCCTCACAGGTCCGGGAAGGTAAAACCGGGGCGCTGATCGACAGGTTTATCTCAAAGGTCATGCAGTGGGTACGCAAAGTCTTCCCGGGTATCCACATAACCAGGGCTGAAGCCCGGAACCTCATTGAGCGAGCCGAGGCGTTGATGGCAGGGGAACGAGAAACGATAGGCATAAACCAGTTCGCGCAGCCCGTAAGGTACAAGCTCAAGGAAGCCGTCAAGAAGATCACCGACAATCCGGCGTTTGTGCGGTGGTTCGGGAAATCAAAAGTGGTGGATGAAAACGGGGAGCCGTTGGTTGTTTATCACTCAACGGATGCAGATGCGATTGATGTTTTTCGCCCTTGGAATAGTGCTAAGACAATTTATTTCGCTTTCACACCAGAAGCCGCACGGGAAGCGGCTCGTGGCAAAGCGCGAATTGAGCCGGTTTATCTTAAGGCTACAACTCCTGTGAACACAAAGAACACTCCTATGCCCTGGGGTCAAGCTGAAGACAATATCCAGGTGGCTGAATGGCGCGATCAGGGCTACGACTCCGTTTATGTGAAGGATGAGGCCGGCGTTAGCATAGCAGTTTTCCATCCCACCCAAATAAAATCCATTTACAACACGACATTTGACCCGAACAACCCGGATATACGTTTTACTCAAAAGGAAAAATCTGGTAAGATAACATCCATGACCGAGAAGGGGGAAGGCCGCATACCCACCGTATCCCCAAAAAAGGCCGAAAGCAGGAAAGTAATTAAAGCATATCTTGATGCGGCGGGAGATGATTCCATATCTGTCCCTGACGGATGGTATATCCATGGCAGAACGGATAATAAAAATCTTGAAGAAGCAGCCAAAGAACACATTATTGAAACAACGAATAGCTGGGATTGGGCGGATTGGGGCAAGAATGGACGGACTTATGCTATAAAGCCCAAGAAAACCGCTTCAGTATTAGATTTTTCCTCTCAGACGACTTCAGACATCCAAAATTTAATTAACCAAGCAGTTAGCCAATATAAAAACGGCACTTTGCTAGGAGATATCAGGGATTCTATTGAGCTATCGACAGGAACCGAGCTTAATGAAGAGGCTATCGGAAACGCTGTAATAGAAAATTTTATCCCGGAAGATATAGGGCTAACTGCTGGCGCGTATGATGCGAACGAGTGGATTGAATGGTTATTGGATACTGTCGGCCCGGTTGATTTCGTGATAACCCCCGATGGCGGTGTTGTCTTGAACTACGTTGAGATGGATGTTATTCATCTCAATAAATATCTTGATAAACCCCTCCCTAGTCCATCTCGCTCCCTGTTAGAAGGGGAGCGCCTACGCTACCAGCGCAAACCCACCAAGGAAGCCACCGCCTTCGACAAAGAGTACCAAGCCGATACGATTTCCCTTTGGGATACGGTCAGGAAAATCCCCGCCGTTCGAAACCAGGGATGGAAGGAGGGCAATAAACGGGACTTCAAATCATGGCAACGGCTTTTGTCTGTCCCTTCGCATTTCTTCCATGAAATAGCATCCATGGGCCGCGTCTATAACGCAGCGATGGAGAACCAGGACAACCGGAACCGGCTCAAAGACGACATCTTGAAAGGAGCCGATGAAACCTACCATACCCAGGCTCTCGATCTTCTGAGGAAACAAGACCGGCGGCAATACCTCAACCTCAAGAAGTACCTGAAAGACCACGATCAGAACCAAATAGGATACAGGGTAGTCAAGAACCCCGACACTGAGCAATTCGAGCTTTACCAGCCTGGAAGGAAAAAACCGATCGGCAAGTTCGACAAAGAGTCCGATGCCGTTGACGCGATGATCAGGGCTGAGGGCGACGATTACCTGAAGTCCGGTGCGACCGAGCAAGCCGCCAATGCCTTAATGAGGTTCAGGCGGGCGACCAATAACGGCTTTGACATCCTGTTTCAGTCCATGGACGATTTGATTAAGCACTACAAAGAGACCGGGCAGAAGCTACCGACCGAAACCGTACTCATCGACGGTAAGCGGGTGGAAGTTAATTTGAAGATGGCCCTCGCAAAGATGGGCGACATGCGCGGCTATTACTTCCCACGAATCCGAGAACCGGGCCGATACGTTGGGTATGCGACGAAAAAGGGCGTGAACCCTATCCGGAAACATTTTGATTACGAAACCACGCTCGATGCCTGGCAAATCAAGATGCAGCACCAGGGTTACAAGGTCACAAAAGACACACAGAAACGAATGCCGGAGGACGTGTTTGAGATGGCAGGCCAGGTGATAGCCCAGGAAGCCATTATCAATGAAGCGTTCAGCCGGATCAGGACAAAGAGCTTTACCCTTGAGGATTTCGGGCTTGAAGCCATTGATAGGCGGTTGGAAAGCGGTAAACGTGATTTCATGGTCAGGGGGCCGACCACAAAGGAAACGAATGCGTTATTCAAGCGCATGGGTGGGCGCTTCTTTCCTTCCGACAAGGGTGGGGCCAGGGTCTGGCATTTCGAAAACCCAGGGGCCAATTTCGAATCTCGTCTTGCCAAGGCCATAGCATTTGAGAAGGCAGCGGTTGACGTGGATCTCGGCGTTCAGTCTGTTTTCGCGAAAGCCCTCGTTGAACAGGTCGCCAACGTCATCAAAGGCCGAGGGGTCCGGCAACACATGATCGCCCGTAGGGATGCCACCGGGCTTGATGTATGGGAAGGTTACGAAGAAGATCCGGCCATAGCTCTTGCAAAATACGCCCGTGGTCTCGCGGCGGGGGAGGCCAAAAAGATCATGGCAAAGGACATGCTCGCGGCCTTTACCGGAACGGACATATCATGGAGCATGTATCGGGGCATGGAGGAGAATCCCACATATGAGGGATATCTGGAATTTGTTGAAAATCGGCGGGTTGACCCTGTAAACCAGTCCAATGCCTTTAAGGAAGGGAAAACATACATCGAGCACATGCTCCGGAACGATGAGGCCGTAGACCGCTTGACTGGCTCCATCAAGGGGCTTGCGGTCATGAAATATCTGTCCGGCAGAGTATCGGCTCCGCTTGTGAACTTGACGGCGCTGGTGACTTCCGTTCCTGCCTCGATGAACGGCTTTGGCAATATCCCTCTCAGTAAAACGTTCAGCTATCTTTCAAAGGCCTCCCGCTACTACAAGAGATATGCGTTCGGAGACAAGGCGAGCCTCCCTAAAGATGTACGGCAACTCTTCGATGAGATCCACGACAATGGATGGCATAACGCCCAATACAACCGTGAAGCCCTTGCAGTGCTTAAATCCAAAGCCGGTCGGGGGATGGACCGGGTTATTGATTGGGGGATGATCGGTTTCGGGGCGACTGAAAAGCTCAACCGTGTGGCGACCATCGCAGGAGCCTATCTCGGGTTGAAAGATCAGGGAAAAATGGACCATGACGAGATGCTCGAGCTTGCAAAGAAAATCAGCGACCAGGCCCACGCGACGTATGGTAAAGCAAACTGGCCCTTGATCGCGCGGGGGACACATCCGGCAGCGCACGTCATGAAAGCGTTTTATGTCTTTAAAACCTTCTCCCACAACTATCTTCTTACCATGAAAGATCTGTGGGGCGATGGCTGGAACCCGAAGCACGCAAAAGCGTTCACTTATATGGCGGTTTCGCCGGCTATCCTGGCCGGCGCCGGCGGTATGGTTGGTTGGGGAATCATCATGTCCGCTATCGCGAAGGCGTTCGATATCGATGATCCCGAAGAGGACATCTACGCATGGCTCGACGCCAACCTTGGCGCATCGGCTGAAAGGTTCGCACGGTTCGGGGCTTTCGGCCTGATCGGGATCAACCTTAAAGGCTCGCTTGAGATAGGGGTTACGGACCTCCCCACCAACTTTAAAGACCTTTTGGGCGCACCCGGCAGCGTAATCGGGGATGTTTACGAGGGAGGGAAAAGCATTTTAAAGGGGGATGTTGCCAAAGGGATCGAGAGAATTGCGCCTCTTGCTATTTCAGGCCCGCTTAAAGCCTATCGCGAATCCACAGAGGGCCTTACTACCAGGACCAATGCGCCGTTATTTTACGGGAATGAACAGGTGAGCCTTGGGCCGTGGGAGGCGGCATTACGCTCCTTGGCCTTCAACCCGGCACGTATCGCCGGGGTCCGCGAAGAATTGTGGAGCGACACCAAGACCTCTGCCAAGTGGAGCGAACGGAAACGGGATATCAATGCAAGGATCAAAAAGTTTTACCTGTTACCGGCCCAGGATCGAACAAAAGACCGATGGGCCAAGATCCTTGAATTGATCATGGAGTACAACGAGCGCGTGAAACGAACAGGGGCCGCACAAAGAGGTGTGGCAACCTATATCACAGCAAAATCTATCAGGCAGTCGCTTAGGACGTCATTTAAACCATCTCGCCGGGAACGGTTCCGGGCAGCTCGAAAGGGGGATTTAGGATGAAGAAGATTTTTGTAATGTTGATTTTGTTTGCCTTGCCGGGGGTTGCCCAGGCCGCAACTATCTACAGTGTGGCCAGTGATGAGGCGACAAGCAGCGGGTCCATTGTCACCGGCCCCGGCATTCTCGATGGGATCATGCTTAACACCGATGGCACGAACTCTGTCACCGTGAATATTTATGATAACACGGCGGCAAGCGGGACCAACCTGATTCCTGAAGATACCGTGGTTACGACCTCGGCAGCGAACCGCGCAACGGCTATCAGCTTTGTCCCTCCCCTGCGCTTCAATACAGGGGTATATGTCGAGGTTACGACTTCCGGCACGGTCGGTTTCATCGTTTACTACAGGATGAGGTGATTCTATGAAAAAACCAAAATTTGTTTTGACGATTGTAGCCCTGGCAACCCTCTTGCCGGGGCTTTTGTTTGCGGGGCCTGTTATCACAACCGGGCCTCTCCATGAGCAAGGGACGGATACTGGGACAACTGCGACTTCATGGACTATCGACAGCGATGGGAACTCCTTCAACATTACCATTACAGCCGATGGGGCAAGCATGGATGGGCCATTGATAGAACCGTTACGCCATGTCTCCGAAAAATCAGACGATTACAGCGTGACAACCAATGACCTCGGCAAAACGTTTCGCATGAACTCTGGGCTGGCAAAGACCTTTTCTCTCCCCTCAATGAGCGCAAGCTATAACGGTGCGAGGCTCACGTTCATGAAACTCGGTCTTGGCCGCATGACGATAGGAGCTAACGGGACAAATTATATCTACCGTTCAACGGCTGGCGGCACGATTTACACCGAAAGTGACTACGCCACGATAACCCTGGAATACTGCCACACAAATACCCGGTGGTACATTGTGAGTGCGGTAGGCATATTTACTACTACGTGATGTGATAAGGGAGGAAAATTATGTTTAAAAAATGGTTTTTATATTTATCAACACTTGTATTGGCTTTGATATTCGCTACGAATGCCAGCGCGACATCTACGTATTTCGGTGCTAGAGACGCTTCAGAAACTGAGAAGGGTGTCGTGGAGTTAGCAACAGACGCCGAATCGCTTGCGTTAACCGCAACCGACAAGGTGGTAACTCCAGCGAACCTAGGAGCTGCGGGAGGGATTGATGAACGGATAGCCTACCTTGAGGCACGTCAGCTGTCTTACGGCGTGTCATGGAACGAATCGACGGACAGCTACACGCGGCTCGGGTCCTTGGCAGGCTACGCGACCAGCCAAAGCCCAGGGGATGATTTACTCGAAATCCAATCCGAGATGAAACGCTGCATCCTCGATTCAAGCGGGGATGTCGTTTACTATCTCGATTCCGATAACAGCTATAATCGCCTTGGAGTTGATCCTTCAGTTACCGGGACCGATGATGCGGGCACCGCCTCAAAATTAAGCGACACAGGGGTTTTTACCTCAGCGGAGTCCGAATATCTCGGGAAATATGTCCACAACACGACCGATGACACCTATGCGCTGATTACCGCCAAGGATTCAGACGATGTTTTGAGTATTGACACCGACATTATGGCGAACGGTGAGGCGTTCGCCATCTGCACAGCGGTCCTCGATGGCAGCGTCGGAAACGTCATGGTGGAGATCCCGAAGTTTTATTACCGCTACAGCTATGCCAGCAATACCCACTCCTGGGAAGTTAGCACCGTGGCGCTCCCCAATTTTGATGTTCACCCTGCTTTCATTAAAGCCGGGGTCGAAGTCGATTATCGTTACATGGGCGCGTTCGAGGGGTATCAGACTGGGAGCGTCTTGTATTCAAGGGCGGGGGTTGTGCCAACAACGAGTACGGGGCGGCAGGATTTTAGGACCTACGCCGAAGCCGCCGGAACGGGCTATCACCAGCAGGATTTTTACCTGACCTCGGCTGTGCAGTTGCTCTACCTCATTGAGTATGCGGATTTCGACAGCCAGGCCATGATAGGGACCGGGAACACGGCCTACACGGTATGGGATACGACGGAGTGTCGCGCAAAAACCGGCCTGTCTATCCTCGATGGCAACGCAACAGATGGATCGAACACTACGGTTAATACACTGTTGGTCGATGGGAGCGATACCAACGGCGAAGATGTCTTTGAGTACATGACGTATCGCGGCATTGAAAATCTCTATGGCAGCGTTTACCAGTGGGTGGACGGTATCAACATCTACCAACACTCCAGCGTCAGCGGGCAGCAAGTGTGGGTGTCCGGCGATTGGACGGACTTTGACGATGATACCAGCACCGATTACGAAAACATCGGTACGGCTCCGGCAAGCTCCGGCTACGTGGCGTCTTTAATCCAGGCATTGGACGGATTCTACCCGGCCTCCGTGGGTGGGAGTGCTGGCTCATCGACCTATGTGTGTGATTATTTTTATGCAAATGCGGATGCAGACATAGGCTGGCGGGCCTGCCTCGTTGGCGGTAGCGCGTGTTACGGCGGTAGGGCGGGCGCGTTCTTTTGGCTTTCGAATTACGAGTTCTCGTCTTCGAGTTCGCATTTCGGCGGGCGCCTCTGCTTTTAACACGTATGGCGCAACACGAAAACGCAACACGACGCGAAAATTTTGGGTGCCAGGTATCGGGCCTGCCACGTTGGCGGTAACGCGAATAACGGCGTTAAAGCGGGCGCGTTCATTTGGAATTCGAATAACGAGTTCTCGAATTCGAATACGAATATCGGCAGGCGCCTCAGCTTATTTACAAAGATATTTCTCTTGAGCCTGGTATCCATGCCCCTTGGCAAAACACAAAGCAGAGCCCCATCGGTGCTGGTAGGGTCCACCGAAAGCTCCGGGGTGAAATAAGCAGAGCTATTGAAAAGAATCGGTAATGTTTTCGAAAAATTATGCAGTATGGATAACATCATACTGGCGCATGAAAATGCACGACGCGGAAAGAGGCATTATTCAGAAGTAAGAAAGGTGGATAGTGACCCTGAATTTTATCTCGGGCAGGTCCAGGACCTCCTTCGTTCGGGACGTTTCAAAACCGCTACCTACACCTCGATGACCAAGCAATGCAGCGGGAAGATACGCGAGATATCAAAGCTCCCGTATTTTCCCGACCGCATTGTGCATCATTGCATTGTCCAGGTTTTGCATGACATCTGGTTTAAAACCCTCATCCGGGATACCTACGCATGTATCCCTGGAAGGGGGATCCATGACGGTGTACGGCGAATCCAGGCGGCGTTAAGGAATAAAGAAGAAACGCCTTATTGCCTCAAGATGGATGTCAAAAAATTTTATCCATCCGTTGATCACGAGATTTTGAAAGTGGTCGTGCGGCATAAGCTCAAAGACCCCCGTGTCTTGAGCATCATTGACGAAATCATTGACAGCGTGGGAACCGGGATCCCGATCGGGAACTACCTGAGCCAACATCTTGGGAACCTCTATTTATCGGGCTACGACCATTGGATGAAGGAGCACCATCGCTGCAGATACTACTTCAGGTATTGCGACGACATTGTGATCCTCGGTAATTCCAAGCCTTGGCTTCATCAAATGCGTGAAGTCACCGAAAAATACCTCAGGGAAGAGTTGGACCTTACTCTCAAGGCGAACTACCAGGTCTTCCCGGTGGATATCCGGGGCCTTGATTTTCTCGGCTATCGGTTCTTCCGAACATACACCCTGCTACGCAAGTCAACTGCCAAAAACTTTAAACGAAAGATGCGTTCTATCAAAAAGAACTGGCGAAGAATGCCGACTGTCTCCGTGATAAGCAGCATTATGAGCTACCAAGGTTGGACGAAATACGCCAACTGCCTGCATTTAAACAATTGTTACATAGACGAGCAAATAAAAGAGATAGCCGCTCAAGTGGCTTCGACCAACATGAGTAACCCTTTGGAGTGATGTCTATGCCTGACGCGGAACCAGCTAAAAAGCGGTTTTCAGATTTTGCAGAAGAGCCCAATGTACTGGACGGTGACAAGGTGCCCATCGAAAGAATCATTAACAAGCAGATCGAAGTTATTGGATTTAAGGTCAAGGCCAGTAAATTCCCGAAAAATCAAACCGGTCAATGTTTAACCCTCCAATTTCTCGATGAATACCAGGAACGGCATATCGTTTTCACCGGCTCCGATGTCCTCATCGAACAGATGTGTAAATACGGAGAGGAGATCCCGTTTTTGGCCACGATTAAAAAGGTCAATAAATATTACACCCTTACCTGAAAGGAGTACCCCAATGAAACGTATCATCCTGACCATAGTGGCACTTGCCTTTATGACTCCGGCCTGGGCGGGCGCGTCCGAAAAATACGGCGAGACCATGACGGAGCCTGAGCGGATCGTAAAGAGCCACGGTAAATACCAGTACCGTTACAACATCGAGGCCGTGGAAAGAACGGTTGATGCCGCTGAAAAAGCGACACCGCAGACCGTTTATAAATACGACTATGTGGAGATCGATCCCCCTGTGACCAAGCGCAAAATTTTGGATGCCATAGCAGCCTCAAAATCCACCTCGGACATAGCGGACCTGGAGCAGGAGCAAAGCACGGCGCTCACCGAGCTTGAAAAGATCTCAAAACTCAGCTACGCCAAAGTGGACGCGCACATTGACAAAACGTTTCCAGCCTTAACCACGGCCCAAAAAACCAGCCTGGCCAATGTTTATAAAGCTGTCCTCGCTTTAATCAAATTAACAGTGGAGGAGTGATGAGAAAAATAGCCTACGGCTTGGCCGTGTGGATATCTCTGATCTGTTTGGGGCCCACCATCTCTCATGCCGAGACAAACTTATACCTGGATCTCGAAAGTGCAGGGGCGGGGTTTGATGAGGGGGTAGGCGTTTCGGTGGGCCATGTGGAAAAAATCAACGACTTTTTTGCTTTCACCGTTTCGGGTAGCGCAGCCCTCCAGAAAAAACACGGAGCCGATGATGGTTATACGTATGGGGCTGCAGGTGGGATGCGCGGCTACGTTTATCCAAAGTTCTATCTGGAGCTTGATTATAGGTGGACCGGATACAGGAGTGGATTTGCCGATGGCCGGGTGTGGCAAAAAAGCGGAGGCCAACCTGAGATAAGGGCCGGTTACGATGGCGACCGGTTGGATCTCGGAGTTTCATATTCCTTCAAAGAGCATGACACGCCGAACGAGGTTTCCGCTATAGGGTTAGATATCGCGTGGAAGCCCTGGGACAGCGGCATGAAATTGAGGTGTGCCTTTACCCGCATGCGGTTTGATCACGCAGGTGAACGAATGGCAGAGACCATCGGGAGTTTAGGCTTTGGCTGGGAATTCTAATTTCTAGGAGTTTATACGATGGCTCTATCTCCAGAAGATCGACAGGAAATCATAGACATTATCCAAGCGACGCACAGCACGTGTGGATGCGGGCTATCCCCGGAGTCACAAGCGGAAGTCGGGCATTTCTTCGGGCGGGTGAAGGACCTTGGGAAGGGGAATCTTAACGAAGGGATCGAGATATTTTCCCGGGCAATCGCCCTGGTAGCCGCGTTCCGTCGGTGCGGCGAAAAGGTCGGTGGGACGTTGGCAACATTCGTCTTGATCTCGATCCTCGGCGGCGTGAGTTGGATTATCGGCCTGGGGATCAAGCGATGGATTGAGCAACTAATTCAGGGTGGAGGAGGTTGATATGCAAAAACTTGTTGATGACCTGAAACAAGAAGAAGGTCTCCGCCTGGCGGTCTACCTCGACCACCTCGGGCACCCTACAGTGGGGTATGGATGTCGGGTTCAGGTGGGGGATAAGATCAATATGAAGACGGCAGAAGCGCTCTTCGCCTACAGGCTATCATCGGTAATATCTGATTTTTATCGGATCCCACGCAGTCGGACGAAGCATTTAAATGAAACGCGGCGCCGCGTTATCTGCAAAATGATTTACCAGATGGGCCTCACAGGGATCCTTGCGTTTCGACGGATGTGGGCGGCCATTGAACGCGATGATTTTGACACCGCTGCAGATGAAATCCTTGACAGCACATTTGCCCGGGACCCCAAGACGGCGGCCAGGGCAGGCCGGCTCGCAGAAGAAATGCGAAAGGGGGCGGAGCCGTGACTATACATTTGCAGACAGGCGCAGGCCAGCCCCACCAGGAGATCGATATCCAGCAGGGTGATATGTTCGCGACGCGAAACCCGATGTATCTCGGGCGATGGATCAATGCAATACAGCGGTTTTGGAGCCGGGACAATCAATCGCACTACAGCCATGCAGGGATAATACTCGACCCCGATGGGGCCACATTTGAGGCACTGTGGAAGATCCAGGTCAGCGACCTGTCCCGATATCGCGGTCAAAGAGTAATTATTGCCAGAGTTAATGATATGGACGCAGGAAAGATAGACAGCGTTATAAAAAGCCTCATCGCCCGCCATGCAGGGAAACGTTACCCATTGTGGCGACTACTGATGCACCTCTTTCCGCCGCTTGCCAAAATCAGTGTGTTTGCGCTGCCGGTGTGCAGCGAACTTGTAGCGAAGTACCTGCATGAAATCGGGGTCAGGCATGGCCAATGGGCCGGGACGAATCCGGATACCCTGAGTGATGAATGGATCAGATGGCGGTGGTTTGAGGTTTTAGGAGAAGGCCAATTACTATAAATTCCAAATAACGGAGGATTAACGTATGGTTACCAAATGCAAAATTGCGGTCATATTTATTGCACTGGCTGTTTTGGCCGGATGTGCGACTACGACAGTCCCACAAAACCAGCAGGAAATCTACGCTGAGGCGCAGGAGGCATATATCTCCGCCTGGAGCACGTATCATAAGCTGTGGTCCGCTTTGCCCGAAGATGACCCCAGGAAAATAGAGTGGGTGCAAAAGTACCACCCTAAATTTGAGCGAGCCGGGGAGCTCCTGCAACTGTGGGCCGACGATACCGGTAGTGTCGAGGCACGGATAAATTTCGACATGGTTTTTGATGTGCTCGAAGCCTGGTTAATAGATCAGCAGAAGGGAGGCTCCTGATATGGATAGCTATCAAGCAGCGTTACTCGGGCTCGTCATTGCCCGGGAGGTTATGGAGATGCAACAGAAGAACAAGGCCGTTACCGCGGATGAAATTACAAAGATCATCCTGCAGAACAAAACCACTATCGATAAGATCCTGACGGTTGTAAAGGCAGAGATCAAAGAGTATGCCAAATAAATATTCCGAAAAGCTCAAAGCGTATTGGCGAAAGGACCGGCGAAAAACGATTGCCTTATTTATCGGTATCTTTTTCGCCGGTGTTCTTTGGATGTGGGGGACGTATCATCTGATCTTCAATGTTTGGGATGGGATGTAGCCCACCGTCCCCTCCACCGTTGGCATCACACCCTCTACTTGTTTGCTCCTGTCGCTCCTTTAACATCCTCAAGGCAGTATCAAACCGCGATTCCCCCGGTACTTTCTGTTCCACTACATAGAGCAATTCCATCAGCCGCTTCGTGTCGGGGTGGGGCTCCTCCGGACCAGCAGGTACTATCCCGCTCTCACGTTGTTGTTGATCTATGGATTTTACAATTATTTGTTTGTACTCTTCGTTGGTCATAGATGTTTCCTTTTCTTCGAAATACGGGCATCCCATTGTCTCCTCGATGAGATACCGATACATCCCCCGTGCCGTACACCATCCTACACGACCGTCCGAATCCTTTAAGCGCCTACATTCTCTGCATTGCATGGGGCCTCCTTTCATATCATTAAACTGGTTCAAAACACGCACTATTAAAACTTCCTTCAATCCCCTCAAGAAATACTTTAGTATGCCAAGTGTGGACTTCTTCCTTGATAATTGTGTATTCTTTACCAACTACAAGTTTTTTGTGATTACCTGTATAGCTTCCCCATCTCTCCTGCTCTTCCGAGCTTCCTTTGAAAATTGCTTGTTTCATGGGGCCTCCTTTCAACCGTCAAATATTGTTTGACGGTTGCTTGATGGTTGTTTGATAGAACCCCCGGGCAGGTCATGGCAACACCTTTGTCCCGTCCGGGCCGATTAGCCAGGCATCGTTCCCCTTGTCTGCCTCTTCTTGCAATGCAGCCATAGCTTCACTTATTGGCCCCCATGCGAGTAAACAATCTCGGCCCGCCTCTCTATCGTGGAGATACAGTTTCCAGTCTGTGGGGTCAATCTTGCCGTTCTGCTTCATGCGTTCTCCTTTCAGTTGCGCCACCTATCTTGGATTTACAGCACTTTCGACATCAATGACACAACATCGTATTTCTTCCAACTTTTCCAAAATTGCATAAAGCAAATTTGCTTCGACAGTTGAAGATACAACAAACCCGGTTTTGTCATTCCCTAAAATGATCTTGTTGTGTTCCTCTTTTCTTATTCCCGTTCCTTCCATCATGCGTTCTCCTTTCAACCTTTAAGGAATCCTTACAAGTTCACTTGTGCGGAAATCCCGAACAAAAGGTTATGAAACTAAACCTTCTTTAAAAGCCTTTAACACCCAATACGCTTGCATAGTCATGGCAGCGTCAGCCTGCGCTATCCGGACTTGCCATGTTTCAAAAGGGTCTTGGGGGATTGTGTTTGTTGTCGATCTATTCCCCTTCAGCCATTCAATCGCTTCTTGCCTATCCATCTGCGTTCTCCTTTCCGTGGCCAAACCGTATCCACGAAAAATTTGCGGTTGATATTGTTGGGGAAAATACCCCTATACACGGGTTCGAGTAAAGTTGGGGACAACGCCAAACGTCCCCCTGTGTTTGGGGTAGGATACGCTATGTGGGTGGCGTGTGTCATCAAGAATTAGCCTCCATTGCCAATGCTTTTGCCACAGGTGGGCATACAGCATTCCCGATTTGCCGTACCTGGTCGGTTTTGTTGCCGGTAAATTGATAACCCTCCGGAAATCCCTGAGCAGCCGCAAGCTCCCCAGCTGAAAACATCCTGAATGTGATATCGAGCTTGGCAGGTGAGCCCGCAACCAGCCCAAAACGATCTTTTGTAGTCACAGTATCCAATGGAACGTCGATCTTTTTGGCGCCGTTTCCAGCGCCGTAGTATTTGATTATGAAAGGTTCAATAAGGCCATGTCTCGGATTGGAAGCAATTACTGTTGACAGAGGTTTATTAATACTTCTAAGACAATTTTTCGGGGCGGATGAACTATTATCGAACGTAACAATGAACGGTTCGATCAGTCGATGAGCACATGTCGTTCCTACGGTAGCCAATGGATGGCTTACAGGTCGAGCTTCGCCGCCGCCCCATTGGTTAAGCACTAAAGGCTCGACAATACCGATATGCTGGCCTCCTGCGGTAATTGTCGGTGTAGGATGGTGGATATCCCTCACCCTACCAGTTCCTCTCAAGATCACCAAGAACGGCTCGGCCCATTCGCCCCAATATTTTTTTATTCCGTATTCGATCCGGCGCATGGTGGCATCGGCAAGAGGGCGTTTGCGACGGAATATGCTCGCGCCTTGGATACTCCAGTCGATGATCGATGATGCCGGGCGCCAGTTTTCGGGGTTGTATTTTGGTTCAGGCCACAGGATTCTCTTGCCGTCTCGGACGGCTTGGATAAACAAGCGCCGCCGCGTCGTAGGCGCTCCGAAATCGGCGGCGTTCAATATCCGCCAATCCACTTGGTAGCCGAGCGATCTTAAGGCCGTTATGAATGCGCTGAATGTTTCGCCCTTTCGCTCTTTGATCACATGCCCGGTATCATCCAACGGCCCCCAACTGAGAAATTCAGGGACGTTTTCAATGATGAGCCAGCGTACAAACAACTCCTGCACCCATTTCAGGATTACCCATGCACTCATCCGGCTTTGGTCCGATTTCGGGCGACCTCCCCTGGCGTTGCTATGGTGAGTGCATTCGGGAGATGCCCACAGGAGATCGACCAGTTTACCCCGGACCGTCTCAACAGGGTCTAGGGTGTGGACTGGCGTACACCAGTGACGAGCCCAGGGATAATTCGCGGCGTGGGTTTCTATCGCCCTTTCCCAGTGGTTGATTGCGTGGAGTTCGATGCGCTGGTCCATTGATTCATAAGCTGGTACGATGCCGGCTGATTCCCCACCCGCACCACAGAACATGTCTATGACGACAGGGTTTGTCATTTATTTTCTGCCTCGCTGTTTTCTTCTCGCGGCCTTTACCAATTTCCGGCTGCGTTTCTTTTCGGCCTTGGTCTTCCGTGGGCCGCGCGGGTTATCTGTGTAGGGCTTGGCTCTGGCTCTGATCCTGCGTTCGTTTCGGCCCATGGCCGTAAATAGTTCGTTGGGGTACAGGGTAAATTCGGTTGGGGTTAGCATTTATTTGCTACCTCCACCGGGTATTCGTTCCATTCATGGCCATCCAACTGCCGGTTTTCTCTCCATTGGGGCCGTTTGGAAAACTCTTTGCACCACCAATCCCCATGTTTCTTGAAAAAGAACGGGACTTTTGCTGCTTTGCATTGTTCTCTCAGGCTTCTCGCCCAATCAGACTGCATTGGTCGTGCACCAGGTCCGGTTTCGCCCCCAACGATTACCCAATCAAGAGCCGGTATTTCGCAGTTCGGGTATTGGCAGGCAAATTCTGCATATGCGATTTGGTCTGTGTTCCACAGCCGCTTTTTCCCTAGATACTGGTCAAGATCAACTTCTCCTAGCATTGGTTCCACCGAAACGAACCGCACCGCCGCAGGGATTTGGAGAAGGATCGGGATTCGTTCGTCAGCTCGCTGCTGGTTCTCGGCTGTGACGCCAAGCCACAAATGAGGCCACTCCGCCCATTCCTCATGCCCCCAATCTTTAAACCATAACGCCATAGAGATAGGCCGTTTTGTCAGGAGTATAAATATGTTGTCCTTGGATGAATTCCACATGGAGTTAAAGACCGATACTCTTTCTTCTATAGTGACATCTTCGTGAAACAAATCCCCCATAGAGCACACGAAAACCATCCGGGGTTTTCTCCATCTCCATGGTTTATCAAGTTGGTCAGGATGGAACGTCACACGGAAAGGATCATCAGCCGGATACCCACACCGGCCCCGGAGCCTGTTCGCCATGCGTCGGGCATAGCAATGTTGGCACCCCTCAGAGACAGGGGAACAGCCAGTGATCGGGTTCCAGGTAGTTGTGCACCACTCTATGCGCGTTTCACTCATTTTTCCACCTCCACCTTTCTCAACGCCCACCTGTCCACGATCTCCCTCTGTCCGTTCTCAAATTCCACCATCACGGACCGCTTTGCTCCGGCAGCTATGATCCGGCACAGGCGGTTTTTGAGCGTGGCGCGTTTCGGGTTGTTGCCCCAGGAGTAGCGGTATTTCATTTCTCCACCATTTCCAGCCCGTACCGCCAACACCAGTCGTTCCTCG